TTTAATATTATTAAAGGATTTGAAGATAGAATTAAAGAATTGCAAATGAAAAATATTCGCGAAGCATTAGGCGAAAATGAAAAAGCAACAACAAGAGCATTAACAGATAAAGAAAAAGAATTTTTATTTAGACGCGGATTTGAAGAACGCCAAAGAGAAATAGTTAACAAGCGTATTGAATTTGAAAAGAAATCAGAATTAGAAAAAGGTCAATTTGCACTTGAACAAGCAAATACTTTATTTGCTGGTTTAGGTAGAGTAAACAAAAAATTCTTTGCCGCACAAAAAGCGATTGCTATTGCACAAGCGGTAATAAACACATACCAAGGTGCAACCAAAGCACTTGCTACATATCCACCACCATTTAACTTCTTAGCGGCGGCTGGTGTTGTTGCTAGTGGTTTGGCACAGGTTGCTACAATTAGAGCACAGACATATCAAAGAGGTGGTGATATGTTACCAAATCGTCCTGCTATTGTGGGAGAAGGAGGCGCGGAGTTAGTAGTTCCTAAACAACCATCTACCGTCATACCAAACGAGGTTGCTAGAGCAATGGGCAACATGAATGGTGAACAAGGAGTTCAAGTCAACTTTAACATTACAACCACGGACGCAAGAGGTTTTGATGAACTCCTAGTTGAAAGACGTTCAACCATTGTTGGTATAATTAATCAAGCAATGAACACACGTGGTAGAACAGGAGTCACAGCATAATGGCATACATAGGATTTTTTCCAGTAGATAACGGATTTACAACAGCACGTTTTAGACAACAAACACAAACTAAGAAAACTGAAGCGGCAAGTGGTAGAATTATTAGAGCAACAAATTCAACAACTAGATACAGAGGAACATTACAATTTCCCCCAATGACCTTAGCAGAATTTAAACCTGTTATGGCATTTGTTGCACGTTGTCAAGGTATGCTAAATGAATTTGATGTTATTATTCCAACCATAAGTTATACAACAGGTGTAGCAGGTCAAACAATTACGGTCACAGCAGATGCAAGTGCAGGTGATACAAGCGTGAATATTCAATCAAATTCAACCAGTGGCACAATACTTAAAGCGGGTGATGTTATACGTTTTTACAATCATACCAAAGTATACATGGTCACAGAAGATGTTGTTGCCGATGGATCAGGAAATGCAACAATTAATTTTCAACCCAATCTAGTGACTGCTGTTGCAACATCTGATAGTAGTGGTGAAGGTGTAACCAGTGATAGTGTTCCTTTTAGAATGATTATTACAAATGACCTACAAGAATTTGCATATAGAACTGATGGGTTGGTAGAGTATGAATTAGATGTTGAAGAGGTTATTTAATGACAAGGCAATTAGCAGATGTAACACAAACAGCGTTGGCAAGAGATGCTCTTGTTTCATTTGTTCTTGTCGAAATAGGATTAAGTTCTGCATACAATGGATTAGACGCTGTTTATTACACAGACGCACCTTTTGATATCAATTGGGATAGTGATACTGCACCTGATGCTGGTAGCAACATATATCAAGCACAGGGTAATTTTTTAGGTATCTCAGAATCAAATGAAAATTCAGAATTAAGAATTACCAGCATTGCAATTAGTTTAAGTGCATTAGAAAGCAATAATATAACACTATTTGCCAAGTCTGCACAAATTAACCAAACGGTCACAATCTACAGAGCATTATGGGATCAAGGGACTGATTCACTTATTGGTGATAGTGCAGGTGATGGCCCTATACTAATTTTTAAGGGCAAGATTACAGGTTATTCAATCACTGACGCACAGGATACGGCAGAACTAACACTACAGGTAGATAGTCAATTTTCAAACTTTGAAAAGGTAAACGCAAGAAGAACAAACCTTGGCAACTTTCAAAGAGAACATCCAACAGACTTTGCAATGGAATATAGTCATGAAACACTTAATGATATTAGATGGGGTAAGAAATAATGATTAGAGAATTTGAACCTAGAGATATCAACCAAATAATTGCAATGGCAAGAGAACACGCAAAAGATGCCGACGTGACAGAATTATTGCCCGTTGATGATATACACATGACAGCAATGATCAAACGTTTGTTGATTGATGATGATAAGAAATGTTATGTTGCTGAACGCGAAGGTAAAATTATAGGTTATGCACTTGTAGGATTAACACAAAAGGTATGGAACCCAACACTATATGGTCAGGTCTATTTCTTTTTTGTTCATCCTGAATTAAGAAACAAGCACCTAGCAGATTCATTGTATAACAATATTACAAACTGGTGCAAAGAACAAGGATGTAGATTTTTAGAAATTGGTGTGACCAATTTTACAAAAGATTTTAAAGGCGCAACTGAATATATTGATAGAGCGGCAACTTATTATGAACACAAAGGTTGTGAACTTATGGGATACAACTATGTTAGAGATTTGGAGATCGACTAATGGGTGGTAGCATCAATCCAGTAAAAATTATCAAGAAAGCATTTAAGGCAATCGTCAATGTTGTAAAAGCGGTTGTTAAATTTGTTGGAGATGTTGTTGGATTTGTGTTTAACCCAATGGGTGCATTTGATGTTCCAAGTGGTCCACAAAATCCAGAACAAGAAGCACAGGGTGTCACGATTACAAAAACAGGAACCAACGTTGCTATTCCTGTTGTTTATGGTTTTAGACGTGTAGGCGGAAATTTAATCTATGCTGAAACCAATGGTAGTTCAAACAAATATCTATATTGTGTATTTGCACTTTGTGAAGGTGAAATACAAGGTGTTAAACGCATACTTGTGGAAGATGTTGAATTGCCTTTACCAAGCAATACCTATGCAACCAACACAACAATTAGTGTCACAACAGGACGCTTTGCAAACAGAATTCAATTTCAAATATTCAACGGAACAGAAACACAAGGACAAAGTTCATTGGCAAATGAAGCGGCAACTTGGAAAACAAAAAGTAGAAAATTACCAGGTGTTGCTTATGCTGTAATGCGTTTTGAATGGAAAGAAATTAAAACACAAGAAGACCAAGACAACAATCCGTTTAGTGGCGGTATTCCTAAAGTGCAGTTTGATGTATTGGGTAAAAAGGTATATGACGTAAGAACACACATAGGTGGTAAAGACCTAAGTAACGATTATGCTGACCTACCAAAAGGTTATAGTTTTAATCCAGCAAACTGCCTATTGGATTACATGATGAATCCACGTTGGGGTTGTGGTCTAGCAAAAGAAGAAATTGATGCTGATACATTTAAGATTGCGGCAAACAAGTATGAACAAACGGTTACATACTATTCAGGACAAACTGGTCGTGCAATGACACTTAATGGTGTTGTAAACACAGACTCAAAATTGTTTGATAACGTAAAACAATTATTAAGTGGTTGTAGAGGTATCATGCCTTATGTTCAAGGACGCTATAAACTAAAAGTAGAAGATGGCGGCAATGCTACTGATATAACAAGCACAACGGTAGATATTGCATTTGACGTTGATAAGAATAATATTATCGGAGGTATCACTCTACAAGGTGAACGTAAGGATAGCAAATTTAATGAAGTAATTGTAAACTTTGTTGATCCTGATTTAAACTTTTCAAATCAACAGGTATATTATAGTGTTAATGGTGATCAAGCGGCAGATGGTAATGAATTATTAAAACAAGAATTTAATTTTCCTATGCTTACAAACAAATCGATTGCACAGGATATTGCTAAATTAATCTATGAAAAATCAAGACAACAAACATCAATTAGTTTTAGTGCAACACAAGAATTATTGCAGGTAGAAGTTGGTGATATTATTAGAGTTACTGATAGTGTTTTAAATTTAACAGATGCAACCTATCGTGTTGTTGACATGAAATTAAATTTAGATTTAACCGTTGATATTACTGCTGTTGAACACAATGCAACGGTATATCCATTTACAACAGGTGAACAGGTAGAAATACCACCACCATTATTCTTACCAGATGAAATCAGTGTAAGACCAAGACAAAGAACGGTGCCAGTAAGACCTTTGGGTATTGTGCCACCAGAAGATCCAGATACACCAGTTGATAGTGCAGGACAACCTGTTTTTGATAGTGCAGGAACATTTGATAGTGCAGGCAGTCCAGATACACCAGCACCAATCAATCCACCACCTGAACCACCACCTGCCCCACCACCAACAATTATAGATTGGCCAACATCAAATGTGAACAGCACGTTTATTGGTAATCTAGATACAAGTGGAGCAATAAAAGAATATGCACCTAACTATGGTTATGTGTATAGAGATGTTGTTAAAACAACACTTTATAAATTTCCTGGATTTAATGAGATTTATTTTTTAGCAGATGATCAAAAAGGTCTAGCAACACTAGGTCTTGCTGATACAGGAGATTATACAAAACCATCAGGTGTTAGTTTTTATAGTAGCACACACCGTGAATCAACCTATAATGGTGTAAGTGGTTGGATAAACAACAATTCACTAAAAGCAGGTGACTTTATTCATTATAGAAATAGTGATGTGTATGCAAAATCAAATAGTGCGTATAACGGCGGAACGTTCTTTAGGGTATTGCTTATCAAACCCACAATGAGTTCAATATTTGGTTATGGCATGAGAGGTTATGCACAGGACGGAACAGCAATTACCAATGTGCTACCATTTGCAATTCAATTTAGAGATAGTGTGCAAGAACAACAAATACAAACAAGAAGAAGTGTTCTAAGTCAGGATGACACACCGATACATTTTATAGACTTTTATTGGATACAACAGATTAATGGTAGCAGAAACGAATTTAGAGATGGTAGTGATCTAGGACAGGATTATACATATTACAATCCTATTACAAAGAAGAATGTCACTGCTAGAAATATACAAGCATTTTTAAATAGTGCGATACAAAATCCAGATACCATAATGAGGGTAAGTGGAGCAAGTGGAGGTGCAAGTAATGTTGCAAGTAGTGTGACAACAACGCACAACCTAGGAGGATAACATGGCAGGTAATGGTTATTTTGCAGAAGGACGATACCAAGCAAAAAGCACCGAAACTTGGGATGATCTAACGGCCAATTGGGATACATTTACAAATGGTTGGGAACTAACGCCAAACTTGCCTTTAGAGTTTACCACAAACATTATTGACTTTGGTAGAAAAGAAACACTTAATCCACTAACAGAATTAAGCATCAACGGCATTGCAACAACAACCATTTACTACGGTGATAGTGTTGATAGTTCGGGTGGCAGTATTGACTCACCATCAA